ACTTTCTGAATCTCCCACTGAGCACCTTCGTGTGTGCGAAGATCAATAAACTTAAGAAGGTTATTCAGGTTGCAAGTGCCATAATATTCAGCATACATATTTTGAGGTAAAACACCTCTAGCTTGTTCACGACATACGCCTGCCTCCATTAACTTGTTGTATAAAACAAGGCAATCCTTGTGATGTGTTTTCAAAGCTTTGCTGGCTGTGGTCTTAAAAAGCGTATTGGAGGCCATATCATAGTAGCCAACCTCCGGATCTACCAAATCATGCATATTACTTGCCTGCCTGTTAGATTCGTGCTGTGTTCGAAATTGCTCTGGCTCGTAAAATTGAATATTTACATCAGTATATCTGCGAGATATCTCATTATAGCTCCAAGTTCGGTGTCTGTGGTGTTGGCCTCTAACAAAGAGAGGAACAGTAAACCGAAAAGTAGCAACATTATGCTCAAACGTGCTTGTGTGCCGATGTTTGACCAAATAATTAACAAGCCTCTTGTCTTTCTCATCTAGCGCCTCTTTATGCTTCCCAAAGCTAACACGGGCACTATTAACGATAGTGAGATCGTTACCCATGTGGTCAATGAGGTCAACTCTGCCAATTCCGTCTCCATATAACTCTATGCTCCTTTTAATATCTTTTTTGAATGGTACCGCTTTTGGCACCGTTGCTGAGAACCACTCTCTCTGTGTTCTGTAGGCCTCTGGGTCTCCGTCGAGACTCTTGTCTCGCTTGGTCATGCTGGTTCCACTGTCGCCATAATATGGCTCCTTTCGACAAGATAAAATTTATGTTCCTCTAGGTCTATTTCTCGTATAATGTGCGTAGGAACGACCACAACATCGCCGTATTTGTACTCGCCCTCTGGGTCCCCTTTTACCGAAACGGGCTTATAGGGCTTCTCTGCTGGCTTATAGTCATCCGGAAGTGCTATAAGGTTATCTTTCTCCGATTCTTTATCAAAATCCAAGGCTACTTGGACCCATTTGTTTTTAGGCTTTATAATCATGTCCCCTCCAATGTGTGTATCCTATCAAAAAACAACCAAGATGTCAACTTATTTAATTTCACAGGACCCTCCTGAGCAGGCCAACTCGCCTTGCAGGTCAGTGTCATCCTGAACTTCCACAATATGTAATAGTTCTACCTCTTGCAGTGTCCGCATCATATCATCGTAAGTCTGTTCATCACATTCTTCGAAAGGCGCTTGAATGTAAGTGCCACCATCGTGAGGCAAAACAGAAAGGCCATTATAAAACTTACGGTTTTCCCACATCCACTCACCGACCTCTTCCCATTCTTCCTCTTTGATTGTAACGGTAGCGCTCACGTTATGAGTATTTTGGCCCTTACGGTGCCCCTTCTTGATCCAATTGGAACTAAATAGTTTCACCCTCTCAAGCATCTCTAGGGCACTCTCAGAGCGCAATATAGAGCCCTCTGGGGCTCTCTGGGGTACCTGAATAACCGCTGTATCATGAGGCCGAAAATATTCATCCTCCACAAGCTCCGGATGTACACTATTCAAGTGCTGGTAGATGGCTTCGTTCTTACCAACCCTGATTCTGCGAATATAGTGAGGGGCATGCCATGCATGTATGCCCGAGGAGGTTCCAAGTGTTAGGCTGGTAGTCCCGGCTGGCTTAATACAAGTTGTTCTGGCGGCTGGGTTGATCCCCAACAGGGACGCGACCCTTGTGTTTTCTTCTTTAACAATGGAAGCTGCTTCTGCTGTGTCGAGGCTCAAAACCTTGCCAGAGGCTATTCCAGTCATTGAAACACCAATTAGGGCGTCTTTTTCTGTATTTCTCTGCCAAACTGCCCTGAGATAGTGAAAATCAGTATAGGACGCTTGGAGGGTGCCGATGAATGCAGCAGCACGGACTCTATAATTAAGTTCCTCTTGAGTGCTCACGTCCGATACATTAACTTCTGTCAGGTTACAGAATTGAAAGGGACGAAGAGCAATCTCGCAACATGGGTTGGTGCCCCAGTCCTTATCGAAAGTAAAATAAAAGCCTGGCTCTCCTGCGCCGGAAGCCCTCACGCGCTGCCAGAGGTCTTTAAAGAAGTCCTCAGTTACAATGTGGCGCATTAGAACGATTGAATTGTTGGCGCGGCCTCTCTGCGGGTTGTTCTCCCACCAACTTCCCGTCTTGGCCGAGATCATCTCGTCATCATCAGCCGAAAACAGGGAAATTAGAGCAGCACGACGGATGCCACCTGCCAGCACAGCGTCTGCAATATAGCAGATCATGTCATGGACTTCAATCGGTCTTAGCTTATCGCCATTCTCTTTTGCTTCCAGGATACCTTCAAGTTTGACCAAACATTCCTTAAGAGGTTGAGGTCCGGGCGCTTTACCACCCGAAGTTACTAATCTACTGCCCTTAGGCCTAATATCCGAAAAATCGAAACGTAACTTTGAAGTTCCACGGAAGTAGGACATCACTAGGGCTTTAACGGCATCAGCCCACCCCTCAATAGAATCCCCCACTAAAAAGCGGTAAGTTCTCTTACCACTTGGTTTTAAAATTTCTGGTAGCTTTTCAACGTGGTGTGTTTGTACGGAATACCCAACACCAGTGCCCCCCAGCAGGAGAAACATAATTTCTCCAAAAGCTCTCGCATCATCAATTGGCATATAAGCACAATTAAAAATTCTGTTTGGCGCAACCTCTATAGGCTTACCGCCGAATTGCATCGAACGCATAGAAGGAAGCACCTTCTTGTCGTAGACATACTCATAGGCTGCGTCTATCTCATCCTTAAGTTTCGGATATTTCTTAGTATGCATCGCTTTATTGCGGGTAACTAATTCCTCATAGGTCTCCCTACGGTATTTCTCAGGTAAAAACCTAGCATATTTCATATAAACTGTGATATCCGATAATATCTTTGAAGCGATTTCCATCTACACACTCTCCCTTTGTTGTTTTTTAAACTTCTTATATTTTTCTTTCAATACATCTGACTGGCTCTTAGCGGTAAGCTCATCTTGTTCGCCATCGCTTGGAGGAAGAACTCGAATCTTAACGCTACTTGTGTCCATAAAAATAGGGTACACTAGCCCGTCTGGGCCGTTACGATTTTTAGCCACATACACTCTGCCTGAATTAGAACTTTTATCTTCCATCGTTCTGGAAACCGTAAAGATGAAATCGGCCACAAAACACTTACTAAATGCTTCCGATATAGATTCCATAGTAATGACCTCTGCATTAAGGCCTGAACGATTGGTTTGCGAAGCAGTCCACACAGGACAATTATACTCTTGTGCAATGCCGCGCATCTCTTCGTAAATAGACTCCAACTCTGTGCGTTTCTCTTTTCTTGCGGTGACCGGGCGCAAAAGATCACCGTAGTCCACTATCACTAGGCCAGGCTCTATGCCACGGTTGACTAGTTTCTCAAGGTGATTTTTAATAGTTCTGGTAGAAGCTGATTTAGTCGGGTATTCTTTCACAATAAGTTGTCCCTTGACATCTTGCACCTTTTCGTAAATCAACTCTTTAAAGGAAAACAAATCACCCAAAGCCACACCTGTGATGCAGCTATCATACCGCGAAGCTATTGTAGTGTCACTCAACTCTAAGGTGTAGTGGATCACATTAACACCACGGAGCAAGGCTTGTGCTCCAAGGTGTGTGAGAACCATGGATTTACCGGCTCCCGTGGGGGCCACAACAACTCCCAACTCCCCGCAACCAAGACCCTTGCCACAAATGGCGTCTATTTCACCCCAGCCGGTAGAAATTGGGTTTCTTGCCTTAAATTCAAATCTTTCTTCGAAGTCTTTAAGATAATCATAGCCAAAGTTAGAATCACTACCTAAAACAAGAGCGTCGTTAATTATTTTCGATATCTCATCAAAGGAGCATGATTGTAGCAGATCCACAGACTTTAACATTGCACCTTTTAGTTTTTGCTTGCGGCAAAAATCGAGCGCTTTATCTTTAATAAATTCTGAATCCTTTAGCGGCCCAGCGGCTAGAGTCCTGGCGAAATAATCCCTTACCTGCTTTTGTATTGCTTCGTTTTCTCTTTCTAGGTCCGACTTAATAATGGTATTCATGATTTTTTTAGTAGGGTGAACACCATATTTGTTTCGATAATCTATAATTTTAGATATGAAAAGTCTTAAATAACCTAACTCCAAAAATGTAATGTCAAATACTTCGAATATTTGATCTGCAAAAGGCCGGTCTTCTAACATCAATAAACACAATGCCTCTTGAAAGTTCTTTCCAAAATGGCTAAAATCTGTACGTTCCATACTCACCTCAATCCCCCCTATTGTAACTCATTTGCCTGAACCTGCAACTATTCTTCTCATGGCAATAACGAGATCAGAGTTTTCCCATTCCCCAAACCCATCTACAACCATCATTTTTCTAAATTCAGTTAAATTAAGCTCCATCTCGGTGTTTTCTAAAATATAATTAACCTGCGATTTTACTATCGGTGACAAAGATGGACTATACAACTGCATGAGCCTATAGTTCTTCTTAATCTTATCGACATTTTCCATAATCCTCTTGTGTATAAGAAGGGGTTTTTCTACTCCCTCGCAGTGTCTTACGATATCTTCTATTAAGTAGTCTTGCTCTTCGCTCATAAAAGAAAATCTTTTGGAAATTGTTTTTAGGCCAGCACCCTGGACGCCCTTCAGATTGTCAGAGGGGTCTCCTGCTATCGCTCTGGCTAGTGCGAAGTTGTTTGGATGTATCCCAAATTTCTCCGTAATCGTATATTTATTCAAAACTTCTTTTTGCGTAGGCCTATAAATAATAGTTTTATCGTCACAGAGTTGGTAAAAGTCTTTATCACTTGATACTATTATCTTTTGCCAATCTGTGAGTCGTTTGTTTTGAACCAAATATGCTATTATATCGTCAGCCTCTACATCCTCTACGCA